CTTGGAGCTACGGGTACTGGTGGCGGCAACATCGGAACTGGAAGTGTACCGCAGTCAGGGGCGAGTGAGTTCTCTGGAACGCATAGAGCAGCTTAAAGAAAACGTAAGACTGATTATGGAGCAGCGTGACGATGCTTGAAAAACAAGAACAAGATTTTAGAATGATGTACGAAGCCTTCCAAAAAGAAATGGCTGCTGCAAAAGACGCAGAAGAAAAAGCAATGATTCAAGCACGTTTTCAAGAACAAACTCAAAACGTAGACGAAGAGACTAAGCGTGAGGTTTATAAGTCTATGGATCGTCAGCCTAAGAAGATTAGGCTACGTGAAGCTGATGGAGGTTCAATGCTTGTACCTCCTGAAATGCCTGTAGATACGTATACCCCCGAAGAACAGGCTAACGCTGAAGAGTCTCAGGTCTCTGACGAAGAGATGGAAGATAACTACATGAACTATGTGCTAGACGAGTCACTAGGTTCAGACGAACAAGATTATTTAATGAATGCTTTGGAGTCAGATCCGAAGCTAAGCGAAATCTTTGATAAGGTCATTATGACTGCATCAGAGTTTTCTGGGGCTGGAGAAGTCGAAGGCCCCGGAACAGGTGTATCAGATTCTATCCCTGCTCGTTTGAGCGACGGAGAATTTGTAATCACCAGAAAAGCCACTGACGAGATTGGTGCTGACAATCTGCAGATGATGATGGATCAAGCAGAGCGTGAGGCAGATTATGGCGGTGGTGTGTTGCGTAAGGCAGTAGGTGGTTTGTTAGGAATGAAGCAAGAGCAAGATCCTACGCAGACCGATAAGTATGTAGCAGAGCAGGATGTAACAGAAGACGAAATCAATAAGTCTATGTTAGCTGCTAACCGCATGCCAAGCCTACAACCTTCGCGTTTAAGATAGTACGGCTACCTTGTAGTGACAAGCCCCAAATTTTTAAAGACGTTTAAAATTGGCTACCTTGCAAGAAACAAGCCCCGTAGAAAGGAGAATGTAGATGTCCGAAGCATTATTAGAGGAGCAACAAGAACAGGAAGTAACTTCTAATCCATATAACATGAAAAAGGCTTGGCATACGCCGGATGGACCGCGTAGGCCTAAAGCAGATTCACTGTATTACGAAGATGAAGATGAACAACCTAGTAAGCAGGCTACCCGACAAAAGGCCCCTGCTAATGAAGAAGAAGCCTCTAACAACGAGACTAATTATAAGAAAAGGTACGACGATCTAAAGAAACATTACGATCAAAAACTTAACGAGTTTCGACAGCGCGAAGAGCAGTTGAAGGCTGAAGCTAGAGCAGCTCAGCCAGAATACCGTGCTCCTAAGTCTGAAGAAGATCTTGCTAGGTTTAAAGAACAATATCCTGATCTGTATGACACAGTAGAAACTGTGGCACATATGAGAAGTCAGCAAGAGATTGAAGCACTTCGTCAGAAGATGTCTGCAATCGAAGCGCGTGAAATGGAGATTGCTAGGCGAGAAGCCGAAACATCTTTAAAGGAACGCCATCCGGACTTTGACGAGATTCGTGGTGACGATGCTTTTCATGAGTGGGCTAAAGAACAGCCAGACCAGATTCAGGACTGGATCTATAATAATCCAGATAATGTAACGTTAGCCGTCAAAGCACTAGATCTTTATAAGTTAGAAACGGGCAAAGCTACACAAAAACAACGAGGCCGTCCACGTAAAGAACAACAAGGTTCAGCTGCTGATATGGTATCTACTAAAACAACAAGCGTAGATACACAGCAGAAAAAGATTTGGACGGAAAGTGAAATAGCTAAGATGTCCCTAGATCAGTTTGACAAGTACGAAGAAGAAATTCGTGAAGCTCTTTCTGAAGGTAGGATACGTCCAGGCTAAATCTTTTCTACATTTAAGGAGATTTTAAATGGCTTTTAACGTAAGTGACCAAGGGTTTGAATCAGCTTCACCCACCAACTTTAGCGGCAGTACTAATTGGCTTCCGCAAGTATACTCCAAGCAAGTACTTAACTTCTTTCGTAAGGCGTCTGTAGCAGAAGCTATTACGAACACCGATTACGCTGGTGAAATTTCTAGCTACGGTGACACGGTTAAGATTATTAAAGAACCTACCATTACTGTATATCAGTATGAGCGTGGCGAAGACGTTACTCAGCAGAACCTGAGCGACACTGAGCTTACGATGGTAGTAGATGTTGCTAACGCATTTAAGTTTATTGTAGATGATATTGAATCACAAATGTCACACGTAAACTTCCGTGACGTTGCTACGTCTTCTGCAGCATATTCTTTGCGTGATGCGTTTGACGCAGGTGTAATCGCTAAGATGTTTGCTGGTATCAGCACGTCAGCTCCTGACCATACTCTTGGTGCAGACAGTGCAACGCCGCTTGGCGCTAACGTCTTTGACGGCGCTGGTGCAGTTGACCTTGGTATCTCTGGTGAGACTGACCCTCTTGACCTTATGGCACGTATGGCACGTCTTCTTGACGTACAGAACGTACCAGAAGAAGGCCGTTGGTTTGTAGCAGGTCCTGACTTCTATGAGCAGCTGTCTCAGTCTGGCTCTAAGCTGTTGTCAGTAGACTACAACGCCGGTCAAGGTTCAATCCGCAACGGATTGGTATCTTCTGGCAAACTCCGTGGATTTAGCATGTACAAGTCTAACAACATTGCTGCGCCTTCAGCGGCTACTGGCAAGTGTATGGCTGGTCACATCTCTTCTACGGCTACGGCCCAGACGATCACTACTACTGAAGTATTGCGAGATCAATCAAGCTTTGGTGATATTGTTCGTGGTCTGCATGTATATGGCGCTAAAGTGCTTCGACCTGAAGCTCTTGTTGGTGCTTTCTACATCATCGACTAAAACAATTGGTAAGGGGCCTTTAACTAGGCCCCAAGCCTTTAAAGGATTTTAAATATATGCCTATGATTGGAAATGAGCAAAAGCCAGTAACATTTAGACAGAAGACTATTGTAGCTAAAGAAAGTCAAATGCGTAGAGGTTTTGATAAGAAAGCTTATGACTCTAACTGGGAGCGTATATTTGGCAAAGCAAAGAAAGAAGAATCGGAGAAAAGTAAATGAGTAATAAAACAAGTTATTCCGGTTGTGACGATATGGAAAAAAGAGTCGCTAAAATGTGCGGCGGTAAAGCGCACCGCGATAAAAAAATGTATGGTGGTGCTATGGGCATGGCCGGTCCTCAAGGCGGTGTAAGTAATCAGCAGCCTAAGAAAGGACGTGATAGACGCGGCGCTGCTGGGATGGGCCGTGGTAGAATGCGGGGGCGCAGAGGCTAATTAAATGGCAGCAACCTATCTCGACATTACTAACGAAGTCTTAAGGGAAATGAATGAAGTTACCTTGACTTCTGCAAACTTTTTAACTGCTGTAGGTATTCAGCAGCACGTAAAAGATTGCGTTAATCGTGCGTATTTAGACATCGTAAACGAAGAGGCTCAATGGCCTTTTTTGTCTTTAGATGTTAGTGGTTCTAGTAATAATATGTACGGAAATACTTATGTCGAAACTGTTGCTGGCACACGCTGGTATGAACTTAAGCCAGCTTCTTCTGATCTTACGACTGACTATGGTTTTGTAGACTGGGATAACTTTTTCCTTACGACTAAGGACGTAGCAGGCGAAACATCTCCGTACACAATGAAGAATCTTAGGTTCTCTACGATAGAAGAATGGAAAGATTTTAATAGAGTTTCAGAAAACCAAGATGACGCAGATACGCAGAACTATGGTGTACCTCGTTCACTTATTAAAAGTCCTGACAATCGTAAGTTTGGGTTAAGTCCTATACCGGACAAAGCTTATAGAATTTGGTTCTTTGCATATAAGTTACCTACGGAACTATCTGCATATTCTGACGAGATTGTATTTCCTAATATCTACAAGCCTGTACTTATCGCAAGAACGCGATACTACGTTTATCAGTTTAAAGAGAATCCGCAGATGTCTGCTTTTTCTTTAGAGGACTACAAGCGTGGACTAAGGCTAATGAAGATCAATCTTATGACGCCTACACCAAAGTACATGAAAGACGATAGGGTGAGATTTATCTGATGTCACAGCCTTTTGGTTTAGCATCTAAAGGCGGCTTATACTCTAGTTTAAATCAGCTAGAGATGTTACAGCAGCCAGGCATAGCCAGTACGCTGCGTAACTTTGAAGTAGATGCAGACGGTGGTTATCGTCGTATCAATGGTTATTTTCTTTTTGGCGGCGGTACTAGGCCAGAAGATGATGTTGTAGTTCAGGGTGTATATCCGTATGGTTTAGGTGTTATAGTAGTCGCAGGTACAAGCGTTTACTACGGAGAAGACGGAACTAACTGGATACAAGTAAATAGAAACACAGGAC